ATCTGATTTTCTGAACTACAACGGCTCATCTGGCACAGTTGTCACGGGCCGGCTATTTGCCGTACCCATCATCATTCCTCACCCCTGCACCATCGCCACGCTCAGCCTAGATCAGGTGACCAACGGCTCCGCAGGCACAGTTCACAGGCTCGGTCTTTATGGCAACGGCGGTGGCGGTGTGCCCACCACGCTGCTTGTGGATGGGGGGACGCTCGCAGCGGACACGGGTGGCACCGCGATCCGCAGCGTGACGATCAACTATGCCATCACGCGACCGCAAACAGTGTGGATTGCTGTATCCACAAACAGTGGGGGGAATTTCAATCGCACCGCAACGAATACTGTTGGTTTTGGGGCTTACAACGGCGTCATCGCGGTCCAGATGCCAGCGCGGGCGCATGACCCAACAACTGCACTGCCGTCGCCATTCGGTGCGATCAGCAACCTCATCGACCCCAACGGCACGATCCCGCGTCTCTCACTCACGGTGGCCTGACCATGCCCAAAGAAACGATCAAACTTTTAGACGGAACAGAAATCGTGCGGGATGACCGCACGCTCGCTGAGGCGCAGGCGCAGGCGCGTGAGCGCATCGCCATCTACTACGCTGACGACCTCGCCGATGGCGTCGAAGTCGGTGGGCTGACGCTCGGAACAACGGCTGAAGATCAACAGCAGTTCGGCCACGGCATGACGCTGGCCAACTCGGCGCTGCAGTTGCAGCTATGCACCTTGCAGACGCCGGCTTCACAGTTGTTTGGTCGCACCGTCTCCGACATCAACGGCGGGCAGCACGACATGACGGTAGGAGAGTACATGGCGATGGCGATTGCCTACGCGCAGGCCATCGGTGCATTGCAGGCCAAGCGCAATACCAAGCTCGCGGCCATCGACGCCACTCAGACCAACGAAGCCGCGGACGCGGTTGAATGGAGCGACTAATGATCGGGTACGGACAAACCGGCGTAACGCATGACTTCTTTGCCTACAATGCGGCGGGCGAAGTCTGGAATGGCTCGGAGTTCGTTTCGTTCGCTGCTGGCAGCTACACGTCATATCGCATCACGGCAACGGAAACCGCCACAGGCAGCGGCGTGTTCACCGGCACGCGCCCTGCAAATACCGCACGGTACGAACTCCGCGTGCAGGCGGGAACGCTGGCGTGGTCTTACGTGGTGTGGTCGCAGATGACGCGGCTCGAAGCGTTTGGAAGCGCAAACGCGATGACGCTCGATTCTTCGGGGCGGGTACAGGTACAGAACGGCACGGCGAGCGGGCAAATGAACCTCGTTGACGGCGGCGTTGTTCTGCAAGCAAATCAGCCCGGCGTGACGTTCGCAACTGTAACCGTTTCTGGCGCGTTTAGTGTTGGCGACTTCAGCGTACTTAACAGCGTCGGCATTGGATATGATTTTATTATTGGAACGCAAGCAACTCCCATAAACATTCTTGAACGCATCGACGTGGCGACAAGCACACGGCTCGCGTCGGCAGGTTACACCGCGCCGGACAATGCTGGTATCTCGACAGCCGCCACCCAGGCCACCACGGCCGCAACACAAGCCACCGAAGCCAACACCAAGGCCGGAGCAATACAAACGATCCTCGCCGGCATTACCTCGCTGGCCAACTGGCTGCGCGCAGGAGTCCGCAAGAGCACGCCAGACTCCACCGCCCTCAGCGAAATTAACAGCGGTGGCGGAACCTACGACCCAACAACGGACAGTCCCGAAGCCATCCGCGATCGGGGTGACGCGGCGTGGGCGTCCAGCAGCAACGCCGGCACCGGTCCCAACGTCGTCACCGTCACCACCAACGTTGGCAGCGTCAAGGTCACCCTCAAAGGGCCGGGCGCAGACGCCCCCAATGGCACCACCAGCGCTGGCGGCTCCCTCACCCTCGGCTGCACCAACGCCGCCTACGAGGTCATCATCCACAAGGACGGCTACACGCTGGGCAGCATCAGCGTCACCGGCTCGGCCACGCTCTCCGGCAACACCGTCACCATCAGCGGCACGGCCACGGTGGCGATCACGCTGACGGCAAACACAGTGCCGTCGTTTGCAGAGCCCGGAAAGGTGCGTGCTTATTTCCCCGTCGTTGATGGCCAGGGCATCTACGCCAACGCTTCAGAGGTCGCGTTTACCCTCGTAACCCCGCCGACGCCCGCCGCATCGAACTATGGCGGGTTCGCCGCTCCTATCGTCCGCTGTCGCGTCAACCCAACCACCGGGCAGCCCATAGATCCCGCCGATGATGATGACGGGTGCCGGCTCATGGCCAACGCCGTGTACACCGTTACCGTGGACCGTGGCAGCGCCAGTGCTCAATTCACCACGAGCGCTTCCGGCAACTACACCGTACCGCTGCAAGTTTTGGGCAGTTAAGCATGGCTGCGTTCACAATCGTTGAAGCTCCCTCTGGACACAACAAAGGCTATCAACCCTATGGTGCTGCGCTTGAATATTGGCGATACAAAGGGCATGAGTGCATTTTGGCAGGAGCTGCGGAGACGGGCAAAACAAGAGCGGCGCTCGAGAAACTCAACGCTCAAATGTGGAAGTACGCCGGTGCTCAATCCGTCATCGTGCGAAAGGTCCAGAAGACCTTAAAAAGCAGCGTGCTACAAACGTGGGAACGCAAGGTGCTTGGGCTGGATTCACCCGTTAAGCCCTACGGTGGAAACAACCCCCAGTGGTACGACTACCCCAACGGTTCGCGTGTCTGGCTTGCTGGCATGGACAATCCCGGCAAGGCTCTGTCATCCGAACGCGATATTGTTTACGTCAATCAGGCCGAAGAGTTGGAGGTCGAAGATTGGGAAACAATTCTCACTCGCGCCACCGGCCGAGCGGGCAATATGCCCTATACCCAAGTCTGTGGCGACTGCAACCCGAGCCACCCGCGGCACTGGATCAAACAACGCGAAGCCGCCGGCAAGTTGAGACTTTTTGAATCGCGTCACGAGCACAACCCTACACTTTTCGATCAAAAAACTGGCCTCATTCTTCCCCAGGGCAAGAAAACGCTCGAAATTCTCGATGGTCTTACGGGCGTTCGCCTGCAACGCCTTCGCTATAGCCGATGGGTCTCGGCTGAAGGCGTTGTCTATGACGACTTCGACAGCGCCATTCACCTGATTGACGCTTTTGAAATACCGAAAGACTGGCGGCGAATTCGCTCTATTGACTTCGGCTTTACAAACCCCTTTGTTTGCCAGTGGTGGGCCATCGATCCCGATGGCCGGGCATACCGTTACCGCGAGTGGTATCGCACCAAGATGATCGTGCAGGATCACGCCAAGATCATCCACCAGCACTCCGTTGGCGAAACCTACGAAGCCACGGTGTCCGACCATGATGCCGAAGACCGGGCAACGCTCGAGCGCGAGGGCATTCCCACGGTGCCGGCATTCAAGGCTATCGCCCCGGGCATTCAAGCCATTCAGTCCAGACTCCGCAAGGCTGGCGACGGCAAGCCGAGAATCTTCTACTTTCGCGACGCGCTTATTGAACAGGACCCCGAACTGGTTGCCATGCGAAAGCCAACATCAACCATCGAGGAAATGGATGTTTATGTGTGGCCAAAGGGCGAAAACGGCAAATCCAACAAAGAGGCCCCTCTAAAAGAGAATGACCATGGGCAAGATGCCAGCAGATATGCCGTGGCCTACGTTGACCGATTAACGAACGCCACGCCGTTTGAATTTGCCATCATAAACCCATCCACTGGCGATGGCTCGGTGCATGATCCCAATGTGCCGCCCCCTGATGGCTGGCAGAACGATGACCACCTCTGGAGGTCGCTGTGAACGACTGGGCTGAGGAAATGGGTGCAAAACCGCAACGCAACGCCGCTCAGCGCCTGCGCTGGTGGCTCGCTGAGCGCTTGATCGGGAAGTCATTCGGCGGCTACCTGCAGTCCACCGTGCGCGAATCAGACAACCTCGGCCCCAAGCAAGGCAAGTCTCGCGACTTCAACCCCCAGATCGCGGTGAACAACTTCTTTGGCCTGGTGTATGCCGCCGCCCAGATGAACGCCACCGCCGTTGCACGCACCCCCCTGCGCCTTTACGGCCGGAAACGCCGGGGTAAGACAGCGAATTTTCCAATGCGGTCACTCAAGGCCCGCTCGAAAAACTACCTTTGTGGCCGGCTCGAACAGCAACCAAGTCGAACCGTTCTGACCAAGGCGCTGCAGTTTGGCGAAGACTTTGAGGAAATAACCGAGCATCCGGTTCTCGACACGCTGCGCGGCGTTAACAAATGGTTTAACGCCTTCGATATGACGCTGCTGCGCATCCTCTACCTTGAACTGACCGGAAATGCCTATGTGTACGTGCGTGAGGGACAGGTTGCTCGCCGCAGCTTTCCAACAGAGCTCTGGCCAATGCCAAGCCAGTGGGTCAAAGTGATCCCGTCGAATGAACAAGACTCGCCGATCATCAAGGGCTATGTTTACGGTCGGACAGATGCGGAGATCGAAACCTATGGCCTCGATGAGGTGATTCGCTGGAACTACCCCAACCCGCGCAACCTTTACTACGGCTTGGGAAAGGTAGAGGCGGCATGGCGAGAAATCTGCCTGCGAAACTCCAAGAGCGAGCACGATCAAGCCCTTTTCGACAATGGCGCGCGACCTGATTATGTCATGGTCCTGAAGAATGCCCCGGCAGGCGAAGTGGCTCGGTTCCAGAAGGAGGCCGAGCAACGGCTGCGCGGGACGCGAAATCACGGCAAGTTCCTTGCCGTCAATGGTGAACAAGCCAGCATCGTGCCCCTGACCTTCACAGCAGAGCAACTCGGGGATCAAGACCGGGTGATCGAAGCAATCTGCAATGTGTTCGGCGTACCGGTCTCGAAATTCATGGCCAACAAGAATGTTGCCGGCGGGCAAGCCGGCGTGTCTGATGCCTCGTACCTGCGCGATACGGTCCTGCCGATCTGTCGGATGGATGAGGAGGTTCTGAACGCCGACTATCTGACCCGTTTCGATGGCGCTGCCGATGACCTCATGCTCGCCTATGACAACCCCGTGCCGACGGACAAGGAACAGGAACGTCAGGACGCAGACATGCAGTTGAAGCATGGCCTGATCACCCGCGATGAATGGCGAACAGAGAATGGTCGTGACGCAATTGGCGGCAACGCCGAAACGTTGCTCGTGCCAACAGGCTTAATTCCCATCGATGAGATTAACGCGAAGCCTGAAAATGGCGGCGATTATCCGAGCGACAAAACGCCCAAGCGGGGCGATTCGCGCGATGCCGACTCAATCGACATCGACCCCGAAGAAGACGGCAAGGCCAAGATCATTGCATCACTGCTGGAAAGCCACCAGAAGACGATGGATGGCGTTCTGAGCATCGTCAAAACGATGAGCGTGGCCATTGACCAGCGTGCGGCAGATGATTCCACCAACAAGCAAGGCAAGGAGACGCACGCCAAGGCCGTGGGCGATCTCATCGCCGGCCCGCGGGCGGCCGACGATGACCCGAAAGAACGCCAACGCCGCCGGGAACGCGAAGTCCTGCTGACACTTCTCTTCGCGTTTTTCGATTGGCAGCGTGACAGCATCTTTGGGGCCATCGATCCTGTTGCGCACAGGCCATTGAGTCACAACCCCGAATGGGATTCTCGGCTCGCCACCGCGCTTTTCAGCGATTCGTTGCCGACCGCCCTGCGCGCATCGCAGGAGACGATGCGACGGTTGGCCGTCTCGGCTGAGCGATCTGGCGAGGTTACGACCGCCATCACCGAGAAACTGCAATCTGTTGCGGACCGCATGGCTCGCCTTATCAACAGCACCACACTGGACCGGATCAACCTGTCGATCAGCGGCGTGGTAGAGGGCGCGCCAAACGCCGACGATCTTCTCCGCGCCGCCATGAACCGCGTCTTCTATGACGCCACGGACAAGCGTGCGTTCGTGATCGCCGATGACCACGTATTCTTGGCTGAGCAGATTGGCAACGTCACACCTGGGGAAATCATCAACCGTCGTGCCAACAAACCGCCGGAAGAAAAGCCTGTCACAGCAACTTGGTTCACCGCGGAGGATGACCGTGTTTGCCCGACTTGTGGCCCGCTCCATGGCCGCACCGTCATCGCCGGCGACGAGTTCGCCAAAGGTATCAACCTGCCGGTGATCGACACTCACCCCAAGTGCCGCTGCGAAATTGTGCTCGGCACCGAACCTGTCAACTACCCGCCCCCTGAACAACCCGGAGGCAACCCATGATTCACAAATCGTACTTCCCTGATGACCTGACCGTGCATGACGGCGAGCGCGCCGTTGTGGCCAAAGTGTGCGTGCCCGTGGTGGATGCCGACGGCGAAGTCGTCATGCCCCAAGGGTGTGACGCCACACGTTTCGAGATCAACCCGGTCGTGTTCTTCTCGCATTCGTACAAGATACCCGCGCTGGCAGCCCTGCCCCCGGTGGGGCGGTGCGTCGGGATGAAACGAACCTCCGATGCGCTCATCTGCAAGACG